ATCTTATAATTAACGCCAACTATATAATAAGGAGTGAATAAATGTTTAAATCATTATTCTCAAACGACTCATTAAAAGTCGTATCAAAATCGAAAAAAACTGTAACAAGAGGCAGAAAAACTTTGTCAAAAAGACAAAAGGTTTTAAACCTTTTAAGTAAAGGTAACGAAGTTTCTTGGAAAGTTTTAAGAACTAAATTTGATTTAGTTTCTCCAAGAGCATTAATTGATACTTTAAGATCAGAAGGTAACATGATCTATATCAATAAAACTGCTAAGGGTACTTCTTACAGAATGGGTAACCCAACTAAAGCGATTATCGCTGCTGGTATCCAAAAGTTATACGGAACTCCGTTCGCTTATAACAATAACTAATACTAGATTAGTACACATTTTGGTGGCCTTCGGGCCACCATATCCACAAAATTCCACTTATAAATAATATTACGATCGGAAGGTAAGTGAACGCTAGCGGTAGTAACTTACCTTTAAAATTATATAACAAAATGAGGAGAACTTATGTCAATTAAAACACAAGCTTTGGATTACGCTGGTTCTACAGCACCAATGCTTTCAGAAATACTAAAAAAAGTTTCAGATGCTAAAGACAAAACATCTAAAATTTCAATCCTAAAAGAAAATGATTCCGTGCCTTTAAGACAGGTATTAAAGGGTGCATTTTATTCTAAAATTGAATGGGATTTACCTACTGGTAATCCACCATATACCGAGAATGACGCACCTGCTGGAACAGAGCATACAACTTTACACACTGAGGCCAGACTATTATGGCACTTTGTTAAGGGTGCTGACCCAGCAACATCTAAGACTAAAAAAGAAAATATGTTTATTCAGATGTTAGAAGGATTACACGCTGACGAGGCAAAACTTTTATTAGACGTAAAGGATAAGAAATTATCTAAGGTTTACAAGGGTTTAACCGAGTCCGTGGTTAAGTCAGCATTTGATTGGAATGATGATTACAAAACTGCTTAATCACTAAATATTAGAAAAGTGATTCGAAAATCAAAGGTGTGACATTTTTGCAACAGTGCAGGATTGTCGCACCCTATATTATCCTTTATTTTACTTGATTATTTTATGAATTTTTTGCTTGTATTATACAGAAAAATAGTGTATATTATATGTATAAAACAACAAAAAAAGGAGAATCAAATATGTCAAAAATAAAACAATACATTGAAACGTCAGTAGAGAATGCTGTTGATAAAATAATTAAAAAATTAAGTGATGGTCAAATAGACTTTGATACTTGTAAAACAAAGATATTAGAACTTGACAACTTATCAATGGTAGGAATTGATTCAGAAAATGTTGATGAAGTTATTTCGGAGAACATATAATGAAGAAATCATTTTTTATATTATTTTTATTATTCATGTACACTTGGTCTTGGTCTATCTTTAATGTTGCCAAGGCAGATGAATATGGTAAGGCAGTTGTTGGTCATGTAATAACTAATGCTAAAGAGATTGATAAAACTGCTTTGTTAGAAGCAGAACTACAAAGACTTGCTCATAATTATTCTATTGAAATGATTGGTATACTACAGGCATATTTGCCTAGTATCTTAGACAGTGTTGCTGCTGAAATGAAACAAAATGCTGATAAAACTTTTAAATGTGCTTTATTAAAAGGAACAGGAAACGATTGCAAAAATGAAAACAACTAAAAAATCAAAGGCATTGAAATTTAGAAAAAAAGTGAAAACTGATATGAATATTAAAAAGCAATATATTACAACTTATAAAGATATTAAAAAATACTTTAGAGAATTAAACTCACTTGTATTTAATAGTGAGTTGTCACCGTTTAATCAAATTGAAATTAAAGACCTAAGACGTGAGAAGTGTGTAGGTCAAGTTGTAACTATGGAATGGAAAAGGAAAGGCACTAGAATATTTAAGTTAGAAATGTTGCCAAAGTATTCCACTAAAAAAGATTTTATGGACACTTTAGTCCATGAAATGGTACATTTGTACCAAATGGTAAACAAAGGCGATACAGGTAACCACAATGAAATGTTTTATTCGTTTGAAGGTAAAGTAAACTATATCGGCTTAGACTTATAATATAAAAGGAGTATATGATGAAACGTGAGAAGAATCAAGTTGATGAGTGGTTACAAAAACAAATCAGAAAAGGCATAAACATAATTGATTATGTTTTTCAAAATAAATCTAATAAGTGGGAATTGTATTACACAGGACATTTGCATAAAGATATCCTAGATAACTTTCCAGGTAGAACTAATAAAAAAATATTTACAGGATATAGACAATATTTAAATAAACCAAATCTAATGTTTACACAAAAGAAATTTGATGAACATGGATATAACTACTATGTGAGGAGTATATAATGACACAACCGAGAGATCATGGACGAAAGTTGAAAAAACAAGAAAGGCAAATCCTACAAGGAGTTGTTGATGGTAAAGGATACTATAAAACACCAACAGTTGGTGTTGATGAAAAGGAAGATATAATTAGCACACTAGTTGATTTATATTTGAACAAACTAGTTACCTTTCAAAGAGAATATGATATACCGTTTATCAGTGAGTCTAGTAGGCACCAAGTAAAATATAAGTGGTATGTTGTAACACTTGATAAGAATATGCCTTTAAAAAACCTTAAACTGTTATTGAAAAATGGTAAAATTGCTTAAAAATACTAATTGGGATTTAGTAATAGATAGAACTTGGTTTTATACTAAACTTATTTTTTCTTTGTGTTTAGTTGCCTTTGTTTCTTATAAACTAGGACAATATTATCCTAGTAAGAAGGCACTGGCACAAGAAATGAATAAGATGGAAGACATTTATATTGAAAAAATAAAAGTCTTAGAGTTAAAAGAACCAGAGTTTGCTTATACAAACGATGTTCAATTTGTAAGAGCAATGCATAAATGTATAGACTATGTAAACTTTACATTGCCTAGAGACAAAAGAATACCATATGAAATGATTATTGCTCAGGCAGCTTTAGAAAGTGGCTGGGGAGAAAGTCGATTTGCTAAAGAGGCAAATAATCTATTTGGTATTAGAACTTGGAGTAAAGATGTGCCAGGTTTAAGACCTTTAGGAGTTAAAAACACAACGTGGAAAGTAAGAATCTTTGATACAAAGTGTGGAAGTGTAAAAGAATATATCCGTCTTTTAAACGAACATCCTGCTTATAAAGAATTTAGAGCAGTAAGAAAACAATATTTTGTTAAGAACTTGGATCCTAATCCATTACACTTAATAAAAAACATTGATAAGTTTTCTACTACAAAAGACTATGATGTTAGAGTCAGTAGAATTATCAATAAAATAAGAAAACTTGAGTCAACTTATGCCAGTGACAAAAGTATAACCAATGAGGAGAGATAGTATGAATAAATTGATGGCAACAATAATAACAATTATGTTATTAAATATAAATGTAAACGCTGAAGAACTTACCAATATGCAAAAGTGGCTTGCAAAACCAGGCGCTGAAGTTGAACAGTATGTTCAGGCAACCAGAGATAATTCTGATGGTACATGGAGAATACCTGATGAAAATCTAATAATGAAAAAGATTGATGACAAAGAGAATTTTTGGTTTGTCCTTAATACAAAAAATTGTTGGGTTTTCTATGTAAAAGGTGATAATGCTGAACAAGCATTTTACAACTATACATCTAATACAAGTAGTTATGGTTTTAACTTTGCAGGTAGAGAGAATGAAATTATGCAATTAAAATTAAAGTATGGTATCATTAAATCTATAGGAGAAGTTAATCACTCTTAATGCTTGACAAAGTGTTAAAAATGTGATAGTATATGACTATGAAATCTAAAAAAGAAAAAATGAGACTTATACAAAATGCTGAAAGAGCGTGTAAAAACGCTCAATCAGAATGGGCAAAGAACTATTGGTTCAGTGTATTTGAACAATTGTGTAAGAAATATAATATGATGAACTACTATATAAAGGCGATACACTAATGAATATATTTTACGTTGATAAAAATCCTGCTACGGCAGCAAAGATGATGTGTGATAAACACATTATCAAAATGATATTAGAGTCTGCTCAAATGCTATGCACGGCAAAACGTGTGCTAGATGGCAAAGAGTATTTTGCTAAAACAAAGAACGGCAGAAATATCAAAAGATGGAAACTTGATAATCCTAATGAAGAAGCAATCATATACAAAGCAGGTTGGTTAGGCCACCCTAGTACACAATGGGTTCTAAAGTCTGCTTACAACTATACATGGTTATACAAACACATGATTGCTCTAAATGAAGAATACAAACTAAGATGGCAAAAAGATAAAGACCATGTTTCTATTACAAAACTAGGTCAACTATTATCTGTTCCACCTAAAAATGCACCATTAGATGTTATAGGCACAGATGCCACACCAGCAATGCCAGATCATTGTAAAATACCAGGTGATGTGGTAGGGTCTTATAGAAAATACTATATACTAGAGAAACGAAAGTTTGCTAAATGGGAAAAACCAAATGCAGTAATGCCTAACTGGTATAAAAAAGGAATAGAAGAAAATGCCAGGTAAGTGGGACGGAAAAAGCAGGATTCCTAATAAGCAATATAGGGAAAACTATGACAAAATCTTTAACAAAAAAAAGAGTACAAAAAGAGAAACCAAAAATATACGAAAGAAATCCTGATACAGGAGTTATTCGTTGGCGATATGTTGGTGAGTCACCAGATAAATATGGATGGCCGAACTATGGCAGAATATTACAAAAGTGAAAATGGGAAGAGAACATTAATGGCATTGAGTAAAGTAAAACAAAATAAACAATATAAACTTGATGTAACAGACTATCAGGATGTTGCAGATTGTATAAGAAGTGATCAAGTACCTGCTAATCATATTGCAGAATACTTTAACGATAAAAAGTTTTTTAACTGGTACAAAAGGAAATACTTATGACATTAGGATATGGAATAGGATTAGGACTAATAGGAATAGTAATAACAGTAGTAGGATGTTATGCTCTACTAGTAATGTATGAAGTACATAAAGGGGATGATAAATAAACATATGATTAAAGAAGCATTAATAAAAAAATTAGAAGGTGATATAGCAGTTGCAGAAGCAGACTTAAAACTGTTTTTAGCAGAACCAATTGGTGTTGCTGAACATATAGATTATGTTGAAACAGCAGAGAAGAAAACTGCCAAATTAGCAGAAGCAAAAGATAAGTTACAAGCTATCAAAAATCTGTAATGCCAATCTATACATTTGAAAATAAAAAGACTAATGAAATCTATGATGAAATGATGACCATTTCTGAAATGGAAAAATATCTTAAAAAGAATAAACACATTAAACAAATAATTTCATGTGTTAATATTGTAGGTGGTGTTAGTGGTGTAAGTTATAGAGGTGATCAAGGATGGAAAGAAGTGCAATCTAAGATAGCAGAGGCACATCCACAAAGTCATCTTGCAAAAGAACATAGAAAAAGATCAATTAAAGAGATAAAAACAGATCAAGTAATCAAAAAACATAGGGCTAGACAACGTGGAAAAAATAAATAATACTATACAAAGTGAGCAACTGAAAAGCAACGGTCGTATACCAGAGACGAGTAAGTCAATCCACTTTTTGTATAATTCCATAAAAAGGGCAGGACTTCCTGCTGGGAAGCTTGCCCTTAATTAAAGGAGAACTCATGGCAGATTTACCAGATTTTATGAGAGAGTTTGATACAGATGTGGATTATGGTTTTACAGCTGTTTCTTCAAAACCAGAAACAGAATCAAAACCAACTATTGATCCATCAGTTATTGAAAACTCTAATTTAGAATTAGCAAAAGTTAAAACAGATGTTGCAGATATCAAAACAATGATGAATGAGATAATGCAGATCACAGCAGAAAAAGAAACTGTTACAAAAGAAATACAGGATGCTGATGTTACAAAAAGATTCAAAGAAATAGAAAAAATAGTATTACCATTTCTTTACAACTTATCAAAATCAAATGAACCTTATATACACTGGCCTAACAGAGCGCCGATTATTAAGGCACAAATGGATAAGTTATTACAATTAACAAGAGGAAAATAATGAAACTAACTAATAATTTTAGCTTAAGCGAAATGACTAGAAGTCAAACAGCTACTCGTAGAGGGATTAATAATAATCCTAGTGAAGATCACATGAACTCTTTAAAAGAGTTATGTGAAAAAGTATTACAACCTGTTAGAGATCACTTTAAAAAGGTGGTTTCAATATCTAGCGGATATAGAAGTCCAGAATTGTGTGAGGCAATTGGATCATCTAAAACATCACAGCATGCCAAAGGTCAGGCTGCGGACTTTGAAATCTATGGTGTTTCAAATGCTGAACTAGTAAAATGGATTAGTGACAATTGCGAATTCGACCAAATGATATTGGAATTTCATAACTTAGATGAACCAAACAGTGGTTGGGTGCATTGCTCATATAGAGCAGATGGTGAAAACCGAAAACAAATATTGAGAGCATATAAAAACGATAGTAACAAAACTTGTTACGAATCCTACGATCCTAAATGAAAGGAAAAACGGGATGAACTAAGACAGAGTCCCGATTTAATCAATGATCATATGATGGAATATAGATCATCATAGGTGCTTGACATTCTTCTATTTGTGTGTTATAATAGACACTTAAACAATAGGAGAAATATGGAAAATATAAAAAACTGGTTAATCGCAGAAAAAGAAAACATTATTGAGTTCCAAAAAAAGAGTTGGGAACAAGGTAAAACTCAATTAACTGAAAATGGTGAAACTATAAATCAAGCAGTTGAGACAGTTACAACTTTTATTCAATCATCATTGATGTAACAATAGGAAAAATATATTATGACTTTTAAACATGTAAAACTAGATCAATCCGTCTTACCAAAAAACTTAGGTAAAAAAGGTAAGAATCAAAACGGAATTAGAATCTATGAAGTAGATGGAGTAAATATGCCATCTGTTACATCTATCCTAGGATCAATACCAGAGAAGAAACTAGTATTAGAGAAGTGGAGAAAAGCTGTTGGTGAAGCAATGGCAAACTATATCTCACTTCAGGCAACATCCAGAGGTAAGACAACTCATACACTTATAGAAAATCATTTAAACAATGAAGATGAGAAGTCAGTTGGTATTACAAAAGTAGGACCACTAGGACTTTTTAGAATTGTTAAACCTTATCTAGCAAGAATAGATGAAATTTATTTGTTAGAGGAAATAATGTATTCAAAAGAATGGTCAGTTGCAGGTCAAGTTGATTGCGTTGCTACATATAAAGGCAAGTTATCTATTATTGATTTTAAAACCTCAACAAAACAAAGAGACGAGAAATACAACTATGCTAACTTTTTACAATGTTCAGCATATGCTAAAATGTTTGAAGAACTATATCCAGAGAAGAAGATAGAACAAACAGTAATTTTAGCTGCTTGTGAAGATGGTTTTGTACAAGAATGGATACATGGTAAAGATAAGATTAAAGAACACCAGGAGTTATTCATTAAACACACAACAGATTTTTTCAATCAACACAGTGAACAAATAGCAAACGTAGTATAAATAGTTAAGTCAATAGGGACTTAACATGAAAAAAATATTACTCACATTGTTATTATGTTTATTTGCTACAGTATCATATTCAGATCACAATGGTAAACCATTTAAGTTTGTAGAATCAACAGTGCCAGTCTGGTGTGGTCTTGCTGAAGACGTAGAAGAATTTTTATCAGATCACAATTACAAACCTGTTACTATTTCATTTGGTAAAGTTGGTGCTCAAGCAGATGGTGATATAGTGTTTGCGTCTATGATTTATATAAATATGAACGAAAATCGAATGATACCTGTAATGATTGCTCCAGAAGGATTCCAATCTTGCTTAATGTTTGTATCATTTGACTTATCATTTAATCAGCAAGTATTAGAAGAATTTAAGGAGTACATAAAATAATGTGGCCAATTACAGATGAAGAAGCGCAGTGGTTAAGTAAACCTAAACAATAGATTATTGACTTTTTAACAATTTAATGTTATAATAAGATATGAAACAATTTAGAGAACTTTATAACGAAGCAAGTTTAAGTAGAGTCTATTCACATACTCAAAAAAGAAATATTGCTATTGTATCTGCTGAAAGAGATCAGTATACCAAGGCTGAAAATGCCAAAAGAACAAACGAACTAAAGGCAGATATTAGAAGAAATGGATTTGGTTTTTTAACTATCAAAGGCATTTATCAAGGAACAGTTGAAATGTCTTTTATGATAATCGGTCCAGAAGGCAAAGATAAAAATAGAACAAAACAATTTGCTGTTGCTCTAGGTAAAAAATATTCACAGGACTCCGTTTTAGTTAAACAACCAGACAATGATAATGCTTATGTTGTAGGTACAAACACAACAGGTAGTTTAGGTATGGGCAGAGAGGCGTCACTAGGTAAGTGGCATCCTAATAGATCAGGTGAATATCTAAGTGCTTTAGGAAACAAAAAGAGTAGAACATTTGTTTTTGAAAGTATAAAGTTTGAATATCAAAATAGAGAATATGCCAACCGAGAGCGAGACATGGTTGAATTTTAATTGAGAGGAATTATATTATGTTGATGAATAGTAAGAAGTTTGGATTGCTTATAGAAGCAATGGTTAAAGAGAGAAGAATTCCATACATGGATGCAGTGTTAAAATATTGTGAAGAAAACGATATAGACACATCAACTGTAGGTCCATTAATAAACAAATCACTAAAAGAAAAAATACAAATGGAGGCTGAGAAGTTGAACCTGATTGAAAAATCAAGTACTGCTTGTTTGCCATTATGACGAGTTATGAATGTTACAGGTTATATCTTGCTATTAAGTTGCATTTTACTTCCGATACTTATGACTATTTTAAACATAATGCTAAAGTAAATTGCAGTATGAATACGTTTCTAAAAAGGAACGATAGGTTTTTCTTCCATAAATTAGCGACTAAATATAACGAAGAAGAATTGATGATGTATTTTGTTTCAAACTTCTTAAACAAAACCAAAACTTGGGTAGGAGATTTAGTAAGAAATGAAGGAGAATCTAATTATAACGAGTGGAAGAAATATAATGAGTCATTTAGTTACAACTTTCGAAACGATTGTACTGTTTTTTATAATGACCTCAGCGATAATTCTATTCAGTTTGATGGTGGTCTCATATGCAATAGCGGACAACATCCTGTCCTTTTACGGTTACTTCTTTCAAAAAAAATCAGATTGGAGACAATCATCATCTTTGATAAGATACTATCGTTTGTTAAGAGTTGGGATGCGAACATATCGGAAAAAGTTGTCTGGCCTGATGTCTCAAAAAGGTTAAAAAAGTATTCACCATTTGTTAGATACAATTTAACTAAATGTAAATTTATAATGAGAGAGGTGTTTGTATGAACATAAGTGTAATAGATAAAATGGGCAGTGATCTATCAGTAGTAAATGCTGCCAGAGTATCCTTTAATAAATTCAAATCAAAATTTGACGACAAAGACGAAAAACTTATTAAGTATTTGGCGGAACATGAACACTGGTCACCATTTGCTCATGCGTCTATATCTTTTAGAATAAAGGCACCCATATTTGTTGCAAGACAACTAGTTAAACATCAAGTAGGACTAGTATGGAATGAAGTCAGTAGAAGGTATGTAGATGAAGAACCAGAGTTTTTTATTCCTTTCATGTGGAGAAAAAAGGCAGAAAATAAAAAACAAGGATCAAGTGACGAAGAAGTTGAATTTGATATTACAGATTTTGTAAAGTCAGCAAAAGAATTGTATGGTTCTATGTTAGATAAAGACATTGCACCTGAAATGGCAAGAATGATATTACCACAAAACATGATGACAGAATGGATATGGTCAGGATCAATCTATGCATTTGCCAGAGTATGTAATTTAAGAAATAAAAAAGATGCTCAAGTAGAAACTAGAGAAGTGAGTATGCAACTTACCAGACACATAAAGGATCATTTTCCTATGTGCCACAAATATTTGATTAAGGAGTAGTTATGGATTATAATGATATATTGCCTGAGTCTAATAAGATAGGTGATACAAAAATTGATAGAGTTTATATGGACTTACATGGCAAAGTATATGTAGTTTTAAAAGACGCTACAACTGAATACAATGTACAAAAGAAATCTATTAAGTTAGATAATGGTTCATTGGGTCATGTTTATAACTATAAAAATAAATGGTTTGATAGAGCAGGAATGCCTATTAATAAACCTAACAACTTATTAACAAGAGGTGACAGTGAATAAGATTTATATACCCACATTTAAAAGACACGACAAACAAATATTTTTTGAAAGTTTACCTGATTTTTTAAAAGAGAAGGTTATATTTGTTGTACAAAAACAAGAAGAGCATTTATTTAAAGGTAAAAATTTATTAGTTGTAGATAATGATATAGGAATTGCAAAGACAAGAGAAATCATTTATAGAACAGCAGGTAAACAAAGATATCTTGTGGTAGATGATGACGTTCTATTATATAGAAGAAACGCAAAATATTTTAGTAAACCATCTAATATGGAAGGTGCTAAAAGATTACTATTAAATAATGATTGGAATGAATTGTTACAAAGATTAAACGATCAACATGATAACAATCATATTATGTGTGGATTTAAATTTTCATCAATACTACCTAGATTTGATCAACCTATATTTCACAATGGTGGTATATTTGCAATATTCTCAATTGATGGTGAACAATTAGATAAAGTAATTGATGATATTGATTTTAATTATGTGTATATATCTGAAGATATACATTTTAATTTATCCTTATTAACAAAAGGACATCCTAATGCTATCATGGAGGAGTTTTGTTATTATCAAAAATACAATAAAGACGGTGGGTGTAGCACATTTAGAACACAACAAATGGAAGATGAATGTTCTAAAAAATTAAATAAAAAGTTTCCCAAATATTATACAATAAACTACTCTAAACCTAAACCTGTTAATAGAGGATCAATGGGAACATTAAGAACTAGAGTATTGTACTCTAAAGCATTTAAGGATACAAATGAGAAAAAAACCTAAGACTTATATACATGTAAATCAACATGTCATACGAGCCAACAAAAAGAATGGAACAAATGATCCAGTTATTACAATTAAACAAGGTAAGAAAAATACTTATTGCCATCAAGTCAATATTGAAGGACCCTCTAGTATTGTATATGGCGGCAACGATAAGCCTATTCTGTCTTGTGGTGCTAGAGTTGTTATAGAAACAGAAAGTCCTGTAACAGTTATAAAATGAAACGAGTATTTTGTATAGGTAACGGTGAAAGTCGTAGAGACTTTCCATTACAATCACTAAAGCAACATGGCAAGATTTACATGTGCAACGCTGCTTATAGAGACGAAGCAGATTTGATAGATGTATTGACGGCAGTTGATAATGGCATTGTGCATGAAATATATCACAGTGGTTTTGCTTATAACAAACCATGTTGGTTTAGAAACTGGACAAAAGTACCTGCTGAAATGTATGAAACAGTTGTAGGTGGATTTGTTACAAGTGAAGACTATAACTTAGTAAAAGACTTTGATGTTATAAAAGAAAACGAAAGAGGCAACGCAAAAGAATTTGTAATACACGGAACATCTATTGCTGGTATGGCAAGTATTATTAAAAATGTAAAGAGAACACACCCACACGCTACACCAGATATAGTAAAAAAGAAGATACAAAGTTCACAGGTGTTTGTTTCTTGGATACATGAGAACGATAAGTCACATGATTTAAGAGAAGTGTGGAAAGATTATAAAGACCATGGTTGGGCATGTGGACCTTCTAGTGGTTATATTGCTACAAAGGTAGAACAACCAGATGAAATATATTTGTTAGGCCATGATCTGGTTTCAGATACATTGCTTTTAAATAACATGTTTAAAAATACAAAACACTACGGCATAGAACAAAATAGTGCCATACCAGCAGACAACTGGATTAGTCAATGGTATACCTTAATGGACTGGAATCCTAATATCAAGTTTTACAAGGTAAACAAAGGCACAGATGATAAACCCACAAACAAAAAAATAGACAAGTGGAAGAAGTGGGAAGAACAAGGTAGATTGAAATATATAACCCAAGCACAGCTTGTTGACAAAATGAGCAAAATGTGATATAATAAGAATTATGTTTGACAGATTTATATACTTACTATTAGACTGGATCGTTGAGAAGTGTGAAAAAATTAGAGAATGGAAAATCAAACGATCTTTACCAGGTCCTAAGATAACCTCTCCTAAGGAGTGGTATAAAGGATATAAGAAATGGCAAAAATCAAATGAAGAAGATGTTAATAAAAATAATGATGATTGTCAGTAAAAGGTGTATAAATAATATTACATTTAAATTAATACATACAACAATACATACAAGGAGATACATACAATGTCAAGTGCATTAGAAGCCCTAAAAAAGTCAAAGTCAAACTTTGACACTCTAACAAAACAGTTAGAAAAATCAATCGAACAACCTGAAAAGAAAAAGTCATACCAAGACGATAGATTCTGGAAACCAGAGTTAGATAAATCTGGTAACGGATATGCTGTGATTAGATTCTTACCTGCTATTGAAGGTGAAGATTTGCCATGGCAAAGAGTCTGGAATCATGCTTTTCAAGGACCAGGTGGTCAATGGTATATTGAAAACTCATTGACAACATTGTCTCAAAAAGATCCTGTTAGTGAAGAAAACACTAGATTGTGGAATACAGGTATTGAGGCAGACAAAGAGATTGCTAGAAAAAGAAAAAGAAAGTTATCTTACTATTCTAATATTCTAGTTGTTTCTGATCCAAAACATCCAGAGAACGATGGTAAAGTTTTCTTATTCAAATTTGGTAAAAAGATATTTGACAAAATATCTGAAGCAATGAATCCACAATTTGAAGATGAGAAGGCAGTAAACCCATTTGATTTTTGGGAAGGTGCAAACTTCAAACTAAAAATCAGAAAAGTTGATGGATATTGGAACTACGATAAATCTGAATTTGAGCCAGTTAGTAGAGTAAAACCTACTGATGATGAGATTGATACTTTGTGGAAGTCTCAACACGCTCTAAAGGCCTTCGTTGATCCTAGTAATTTTAAATCTTATGATGAACTCAAAGAGAAACTGAATAAGGTTCTTACTGGACAAAGAAGTACAGAATCAGTTGAGGATATTGATCTCCCACCAATTAGTAATGATGTTCCTCAAACTAATGGTTCTGTAGGAAAAGAGGATGAATCTACTGATGACTTGTCTTATTTTAGCAAGTTAGCGGAAGACGATTCCTAAACTATCTCTCTCACTTTTCCAAAGGGTGGCCTTCGGGCCACCTTTATTATGAAACTTTTATTACAGTGACTTTTCCGATGTTAAATATTTTAAGTCTATAACAAAGGAGTTTAAGATGAGATTATTATTAATCGCTTTTATAATGTCACTGATGACAACTATATCATATGCAAGGGACCAAATTAAAATTGTTGGTTCATCAACCGTATTCCCATTTTCAACAGTAGTAGCAGAAAGATTTGGTAAAACAGGATATAAAACACCTGTTATTGAATCAACTGGTACTGGTGGTGGAATGAAACTATTTTGTGCTGGTGTCGGACCTAATACACCAGATGTATCAAATGCTAGTAGAGCAATCAAAACAAAAGAAATCGAATTATGTAAGAAAAATGGTGTTACAGATATAACACAGGTAATAATTGGATTAGATGGTATTGCTTTTGCTAGTTCAGCAAAAGGAGAGAATTATAACTTTACAAAAGAACAGATATGGGAGGCCATGTCTGCTAAAGGTTCTCATCCTGAAAAATGGTCAGATATAGACCCTAGTTTACCAGACTATAAAATAGCAGTTCTTACACCACCTGCTACAAGTGGTACAAGAGACGCTTGGAATAGTTTAGTAATGTCTAAAGGATGCCCAAAAGAAATAAAAGAAGTAAATAAAAAAGATTGTAACTTATTAAGAGAAGATGGTGCAGTTATTGAAGTAGGAGAAAATGATACACTTATCATTAATAAACTTGTTTCAGATAAGAAAGTTTTTGGTATATTTGGTTTTTCATATTACGATAACTCAAAAGATAAAATTCAAGCACACAAAATTGATAATGTAAAAATATCTTTAGAAGGTATACAAGATGGATCATATCCTATTAGTAGACCTTTATTCTTTTATGTAAAAGATCAACATAGAGACGTGATTCCTGGCCTTGATAAATTCATTAAAGAGTTTACATCAAAAAGAGCATCTGGTAAAAGAGGTTATCTATTAGGACTTGGTTTAGTGCCACTTGCAAATCCACAAGAATCAGTATCAAAAATCAACTAGAAGTTGTATATTTTTAGGGTAGAATCGTATCTACCCTAAAAAACCTAGTAAAATCAACACTTTTTTAACATATTTTCTTCGTTTTTTCCTTGACTTTTAGTCAATTTTAGTGTATATTATATGTATGAAAGAGAGAAAAATAATGATAAAAGAACAAATAATAGAACAATACAATAAACTTAAGCCCATTGTTAAAGAATCAGGCTACAATTTAGAGTTGCAACTTAAAAGTAACCTAATGTATATTAGACTTAATAACAAAAATCTTAAACATGAGATTAAATGTTTTAAAACTCATAATGAAATTAGAACTGCTTTTAACCATCCTGAATTAGATGAAGTTAAGAAGTATTTTACAGAAAAAGGCTATAACAAACCTACTAGTTACAAAGTATCACCATATTATGATAACTTATGTGCTATTGTTGAATATACTACTATTGAAAACTGGCTAGAACTTGCTAAAGAAGTTGAAAATATTAACTTAACTTTAGAAAGTAGAAGAATCAGAAAAATTGATTTTAACAATTATTATATGAACGTTGCTACAACTCTAAAACATTTTCATACTATAAACTGTACAGGCTTTTTTAGTAGAGAGAAGATGATTGATTGTGCTGATCCTATTATTGCTTTAAACGAACCTTTAAAAGAAAACAGTTGGAGAGAACACCTTATTCCTGTATCTTTAATAATTGATGAAGCAAATAGAATGTTTGACAACAATGCTACTGTTGAAGAAGTTGCTAAAATGATTAAAGATAACTTATTTGTTTATCATATAACAAAAGAACAAGCTAGACACCTAGACGTTGATTTAGGCCTAAGAACTACTATGCCAGAAGGCTGGAAATTTGGTCAATCAGTATTTGCTAGATTAGACGCTGCTAATATTCCATATAACATAACAAGAAAGGCTGCATAATGTCAAAAGTAACGTTCACGTTTTGTTCTCCTATAGGTGCGACAAAATGCGCCTTATTTAAACTCATTTCTTACTTGACTTTTAGACATTTTTCCTGTATAATAAGTGTATAAAAAAAATAAAAATAAAGGAAAAAAAATGACTAAAAAAACAAGACAAGTTAAAGTATATTCAACACAAGCAGAGTGTTATAGAGATATACACGAATTTTATTCAGCGTTGAATAAACAAACTGGAGGTCGTATTTCTCCAAATGTAAAACACCTTGGTACAGGCGAATCTAGTTTAGAGTTTATTGTCCATGATCATTCTATGGACACAATTAACGCAACAACAATCAAAGCAGCAGTTGATAGTGTTTCCGACGCTAGCGACATTAATGAATTTATGAAAGTTGAG